TTATCTACTACAAAAGAAATGGAAGATACAGCCGAAGGTAAAGAAACAAGAGATATGACAAGAAGTCAAATTGTCAAAGCTGCCTTTAGAGTATTAACATTAAAATTAGGTAAGGCAAAAGTACCAATGATTATGACCAATCATACATATGATGTTATCGGCTCAATGTTTCCTCAAAAGGAGATGGGTGGTGGTAGTGGATTAAAATATGCTGCAAGTAACATTGTATATCTTTCTAAACGAAAAGAAAAAGATGGCAAAGAAGTCATTGGTAACATTATACATTGTAAAAATTATAAGTCAAGGTTAACAAAAGAGAATGCTTTGGTTGATGTAAGATTAACATATAAAGACGGCCTTGATAAGTATTATGGACTACTTGACTTGGCAATTAAACATAATATATTTAAGTCTGTATCTACAAGAATAGAACTACCTGACGGAAGTAAACAGTATGCTAAAACTATCAATAGTGAACCTGATAAATTCTTTACTAAAGATATTCTCGCTCAAATTGACGAAGCAGCCAAAAAAGAATTCCTCTATGGCGCAGAATAGATTTGTTTTTGCTCAACGTGATGTTGACGATTACAGTTGTATAAAGATTACGGAGGGTCCTTACAAGGATATCATATACACATATGGCCATGTAAAGTTTGCTTCTGAAGAAAATGAACGAGGTGAATTGCCTTTAAAGTTTGATTATGATATTAAAAAGAATCCTAATGATGTTGACACTACAAGTGAAGATTTTAAACATTACATAGGCGATATATTAATTGAAGTGGTTGAAAAACAATTAGAAAATGGAACAATTAAATTTGAAAAATAACTATATTAAAACATATGACAATGTGTTTACTCAACAACAATGTCAACACTTAATTGATAAGTTTGAAGATAGTACACACCAACAAGTTAAAACTACACTAGAGAATCATATGTCATTTACAGAAATCAACACAAGTATGTTTGATGACTGGAAGCCATATACAGATATTATTTTTCCAAAGTTTAGACAGCTTATTGACAATTATATAAAAGATGTTAAGATAGATGATACAAAACAATGGCCAGAAAGATTCGGCTTTGAACAAGTAAGATTTAAAAAGTATGAACCTAACGGTGAAGATGAATTTAAAACACACGTAGATGTGACCAACTATAATAGTGCTAGAAGATTTTTAGTTTTTTTTATGTATTTAAATGATAACATTGGCGGCGAAACAATATTTCCTGATTTTGATATTAGTATAAAACCAGAAACAGGTAAAGTATTAATGTTTCCTCCATTATGGCCATTTAGACACGCAGGAAAAAAACCAATCAATCAACCAAAGTATATTATAGGAAGTTATCTACACTATGTCTGATCAATTTGAAAAAACACTTTTATCCAATCTAATACATAACGAAGACTTTACTCGTAAAGTTATTCCCTTTTTAAAAGAAGATTTTTTTAGAAATAGAGATGAGATAACCTTATTTAATATTATTAATAACTTTGTTGTTAAATATAATAATCTTCCTACAAAAGAAGCCATCTCAATAGAGTTGTCAAACAACAAGACACTTACCGAAGATGAATATAAAAATACAAAATTATTATTAAACAGTTTAACTTATGAAGAAGTTGAACAACAATGGTTGTTAGATACAACTGAAAAGTTTTGTAAAGATCGTGCTGTCTATAATGCTGTACTTAAAGGTATTAAGATTATTGATGGTAAAGATAAACAACATACACCAGAAGCAATACCAAGTATATTATCAGAAGCACTTGGCGTTTCATTTGATAGACATATAGGACACGATTACTTAAATCAAACCGAAGACCGATTTGAATATTATCATAGAACTGAAGAACGTTTAAAATTTGATTTAAATTATTTCAATCGTATTACAAAAGGTGGTTTACCACCTAAGACTTTAAATGTGGCACTTGCAGGTACAGGTGTTGGTAAATCTTTGTTTATGTGTCATATGGCTTCATCTATTATAAGTCAAGGTAAAAATGTATTGTATATTACTTTAGAGATGTCTGAAGAAAGAATTGCTGAAAGAATTGACGCAAACTTATTAGATGTAACAATAGATGATCTTTATGAAATGCCAAAAGACGTTTACGATAATAAGATTTCTAAATTACAAAACAAAGTAAATGGTCAATTAATTATAAAAGAATATCCAACAGCGTCAGCTCATGCTGGACATTTCAAATCATTAATTGATGAACTTGCATTAAAGAAATCTTTTAAACCAGATATAGTATTCATAGACTATTTAAATATTTGTTCAAGTAGTCGTTTTAAAGGTGGTAATATATCATCATACTTTTATATTAAGGCAATTGCTGAAGAACTAAGAGGTCTTGCTGTAACTTATGATGTACCAATCGTGTCTGCTACACAAACAACAAGAACTGGATATATGTCAAGTGATGTAGGTTTAGAAGATACATCTGAGTCTTTTGGTCTACCTGCAACTGCTGACTTTATGTTTGCTTTAATATCTAATGAAGAACTTGAAGAACTAAATCAGATTAAAGTTAAACAACTAAAGAATCGTTATAATGATCCTGCTGTCAATCGTGCATTTATAATTGGTGTAGATAGAAGTAAGATGAGATTGTATGATGTAGAACAATCTGCTCAACAGATTGTAGATAGTAACCAAGAAACAAAAGAAAAACTTGAAAAACCTTCAGGCCCACAACCTGCTGAAGCTTATGATAAGTTTTCGGATTTTAAAATATGAAAAAAAAATACAATCATAATCAGGCAAGAAAAAGAAAACCATCAATCTATTACAAAACAGAAATGGTAAAAATTAATAATGAAATACTTTGGCGAGCTGTTGAAATGCCAAGTAAGTTAGTAATAAAAGAGTCCTTCTTTGAAGAAGATGTAAAAGAAACTGTCAAGTTTCAAAATAAAAATAAGACATTTGGTATCTTTGGTTTTCCACCATTCTTTGATTGTAGGAGTGAAAAAGAAAAATTGTCAGACAAAGGTAAATCTAACTACAATCCTATAACAAGCACACAAAGAACTGGCCGATAGACATACATAAATATATGTATGGCCATAGTATCAACACCCGAAGCTGAAGGAGCACAAGCATTATTCTGCTACATAGCAGATGTATTAGGTGCGTCTAAAGTAGAAAAAGAATTTGAACCTTATATAGCAGGTCGTAAGTCATTTACAGACTTTACAAAAACATATTCAAAAACAATTGATGAAGCATATAGTGCTAATAGAGTTGATACTCAAAAATCAAAAGATATAATATTAAAGTATCTTAATAACAATAAAGATTGGTTTATTTCTTCTTTAGTTATAGCACAAAAAGTTATAAAAGAAATATCAACCATTGATACAGAATTTTCAAAAATTAAAACACCTGGTTGGCAAAGTATTATCTATAAACATGGTGATAAAGATATAATGGATACTATATCTAAATTATTTTCTTCAGCAAATAAACAATCTGCTAAATCTGGTGGTACAAAATACTTTGGTGATATTAACAAATGGTCACCAGCTGATATATATTTTGGTAGTAAAAAATCAATAAAAGTTTTAAAAGATTTATTAGCAGAACCCGAAACAAAAAAAGATAATTTGACTTTTGCTGAATTAAATGAAACAATAGGTGACTTAATAGATGCTGGTGAGTTATTACCTTTATCATTAAAAAAAGTAGGCACAAAAGTATTTTTACAAAAAGTAAATTTTAGTAGAAAAGAAGAAGAAAAACTATTAGCAGATACGTTTGCCATGGGTGTTAAAAAATGGCAACCTATGAATGGTAAATATAAAAAAGGAAAAGATTTTGAATTTACACAAGCCTATTCAGGTGGTAGAGATATTAGATTATTAATTAAATCAGGTAAAAAAGAAGGCAATATACAAATCAGACACACACCAGCGAGTGGTGGTAAACCTATAAAAGGTGTTAAAGTTGTTTTAATGTATGCAGGAGCCTCTGCTTTAGGTGGTCAAGTTGTAGGTATACCATTATTTACAAAAATAATTAGCACAGTAGATAAAGCATTTGCTCAGAAGTTATCATCTACTTGGGACAGAAATTATAAAGTTTTTGAAAAGGACGCAAACGATTATATTAGATTTGGTGGTGGAGATAAATTATATAAAAGTAATGATAAAAAAGATAAAAATAAATTTAACGAAGATATGGGAGCAATATCAGGTTTAACAGTAATGAATGCTATTAGACCTATGTTAGATGAATATTTTAAAAAACCAGGTAAACTACAACACAATGTAATGAAAGCAATTTTTGCTTACGTTTCATCCAGAACACCTTTATCTAGTCCGTTTGTAATTGCAAAAGATTAACTTTTATTTTTATAGTTATATTTTAGTTATCAAAATCAGTATCGGCATAGTTATCATCAATCATATCAGATACTTCATCTAATTTACAATCTAAATCATTTGATAAATTTACATCATACTTTTCATCAAAATCACTAACTAAAGTATCTACTTGTTTTAATAACTCATCAACTTTTTTTTTCATAACATCATAGTCTTTTTGTATTGTCATATTATATCCTTTCATATTGTTTAACATATACTTACAGTATACCGTAAAACAAGTCAAAAGTCAAGTGAAAAACCATTCAATATTTTTCACTTAATAAAATCAAGGTTTATAGGTGTTATAAATAGTCTAGTAAGTAGTGATTTATGTATGGAATAAAGTGATTTTTCGCTTGACAAAAGCGTAATTTTTTGAT